CTGATCAACGATATGCATGCCTTATTCCAGGCCAACCAGATCACCCGAAAGGAACTCGGTCAGAAGCCACTGCGTGGGGTGAGCGATGCTCAGATCGAGAGCTCATTCGGCCATGTCCCCTTGAAGCAGGAGCACAAGAAGCGCCCTAGAACCCCGGGCCGAGAGCCCGGGACCGCGATGGACGATTTCCTCGAGTGACTAGCCGGCGGGCAGTCGCGCCCATAGTCCTGGTCCTGGCCCTCATCGCGCCCGGGTGCACTTTCACTCCCCCGGATGCGAGCGGTGTAATCACGGCAACGCCTAGGCCGTTCCCCTATGCAGGCATGTATTCGGGCACGCCGCAAGGCGGCACTGTCACCCTCCTGATGAGAGCTGACGGGCGCGGGATAGGGTGCGTGCGAGGTATCGGCGGCGGAATCGTGTCCGCCGGCGACATACGGTATGACGGCGCCTTCATCTATACAGAGGACGGCCCGCTGACCGTCGACTCGATAAGCGAGGCCGAGATCCTGGCGCACATCTCCGGCACTAAGTTCACGCTGCACCGCATCACGGAAACCCCGGCAGCCTGCCGGGACGTCTTCCCCAGCACCAAGTAGTAGCAGCGCCGCCGGATCTTGACCGGCTCGGGCATCATGTTCCACGTGACACTAGCAACTGCTTGACTTTCTCAATAGCGTTTGCTAGTGTTCCTCCACAGCCTCACAGCCAGGCGACGGGAGGGAACGATGCTCGACGGCAACACCGCAGCCGAACGCCAATACGCCGCCGACCAGGCGCGGGCCGTTCGGGACTCCGATCCCTTTCTCCAAGACGCCCTCGACGACCTGGTCGAGCGCGTCATGTCCGGCGGCCGCGTCTGCTCCGGGTTCTTGACGTTCACCCTCGACGGATTGCGCGAGGATCACCCGGCCGCGGACGACGCAGAGCTTGAGCGCCATCTGCGCGCCAGGCTGGAAGACTCCGACGCCTTATTCGATCGCGCGGCCGAGCTCGCCGGGGAGCCGGAATGAACGCGGCGACCCTCGGGCGCGCAGCGGGCCGCGCTTTCATCGCGCCCTCGCTCAATCCCTTCAAGGACGGCACCGCTGACGCCCTCGCGTGGGAGCAGGCCTGGCGCCAGGCCACAGCCGAGGAGCTCGCCGAGCGCGACGCGCAGCGCCGCCAGCGCGGCGGCTATATCGCGGCGGAGGCCTGCACGGAGCTCGGGACATGAGCGCCAGCTCCGAGCGGGTGACGGCCAACCTCGAATATCTGACCGCGGATTTCGAGTACGTGAAGATTACGCCCGAAGTCGTCTGGATCCGCGACCTTGACCTCGGATCGATCAGCGTCACAAACGACGCGGTCGGCGTCTGCCGCAGGGTCTGGCACGACTATCCCGGGCGCCGAGTTATCTACCAGGACTCCGAGGGCGCCTGGGATGAGCTGAAACACGACGGCGGAAAGTTCATCGGATTCATGCCCGCGCGCGACATGGTGCCGGCATGACCGCGGCCATCCTGCTCGCCTGGATCCTCGTCGGCCTGGTCGTCGCCTACATCTTCGGCTCGCTCGCGCATGAATGACGCGCGCCGAAATTCTCATCCTCATCGGAATTCTGCTTGGGAGTGCAATGCCGTGGTGACAACGAAAGGAGTTCCCATGAAACCTGCAACCGCAGCGCAGTACATCGTTGTGGAGAGAAGAAAGTTGCATATGCCGTTGGCCGTGTTCATCGCAGTTATGGCCTGGGCCGCTGGATTCCTCACCGGGGACTGGACGGCGGAGCCGCGGTTCGCCGAACGCGAGGCATCGATCCTCGCAGGGATCAAAGCTGCCCGGATGCATGCCGATCAGGTCCGCGAGTCGCTCAAGCGCGGCTGCTTCGACTTCGTTTTGAAGAAACGGGAAATGTGATGGGCCTTGACATCGTCGCGCACAGGCAACTCGCGCCCTCCGATGAAGGCTTCCGGTTGTCGCCCAACATCCCCTGCTTCGCGCCGAGGGCCGAAGGGGTGGACATGGCGGCGCTTTATTCCAGTGCTCAGGACTTCCACTTCCGAGCCGGCAGCTACGGGGGATACAACACTTGGCGCGAAAATCTGGCGAAGCTCGCCGGCTATCCTGCCACCGAATGGCGCGATCACGACGGCGAGACCACTATGAAACACGCCGCGGCCTGCTGGCGAGGGGCAGCGGGGCCTTTCTCCGAGTTGATCAATTTCGCGGACAACGAGGGCACGATCGGTCCGATCGTCGCGAAGAAGCTCGCAGCCGATTTCGCACAGTTCGAGGATCAAGCCAAGGCCACGGACGACGCCTGGTTCATCGATAGATATGGGGAATGGAAGCTCGCTTTTGAAATCGCTGCTGACGGTGGCGCGGTGGAGTTCCACTGATGGGCGTCGTCGACTTCTCCGACAGGCGGACATTTTTAGGCGGGAGCGACAGTGCCGCGGTCATGGGCCTCGGCGCCTACGGCCGCACAGCCTACAAGGTCTGGCTCTCCAAGACGAGCGAGCAGCCCGAGGAACTCGATCCGAAGCAGCGCAAGTTCCTCGAGCGGCGCAAACGCTTCGAGCCTCAGATCGTGGCGATGCTGCGCGAGGAATTCGATGCCGAGATCGTCGCTGTCAATCAGCGATACCAGGATCCTGAGCATTCCTTCCTCGCGGCCGAACTCGACTTCGAGTGGCGTGATGCGGAAGGTGAGATCCAGAATGGGGAAATCAAAACCGTGCACCCGATGGCCTTTGGCGAGCAGCACGGCTGGGGCGAGCCGGGGTCGGACGAGATCCCGATCCAGTATGTCGCCCAGGTCATGCACGGCATGAGCGTGAAGCGCCGCAACTTGTGCGTAGTCGCAGCCCTGATCGGCATCGATGACATGGTGTTCTACAGGGTGCCGCGCGATGACGACATGATCGCGACGATGCGCGCGAAGTGCATCCAATTCTGGAACGACCACATCGTCCCGCGCGTGCCGCCTGCGCCGCAGGATTGGCTCGACATGATGGCGATGTTCGCCAAGACGAATGGGCGACCTGTCGAGTGCTCCGAAGAGATCGCGAAGAAGCTCACACAGCTGCAGGCAATCCGCGACAGCCTGAAAGCGATGGAAAACGAGAAGGAAACTCTCGAATTCGAGATCGCCGATTTCGTTCGGACCTCGTGGGGCCTGCCAGATCCGAGCACGCCACCGCAGCTGATCGACAACGCCGAGCTGCGCATGAACGGAAAGGCGATCTGCACCTGGAAGAAACAGCGGGGATCGCACTTAGACCAGCGAGGCCTGCGCGAGGCGCATCCGGACATCACCGCGGCGTTCACGAAAGAGCATTGGTTCAGGCCGTTCCGATTCAAGAAGTCCTAACTCCCATAACGACGAAGGAAGAAGAACCATGAACGAAGCCGCAACAGCAGCCAAACCCGAACAGAGGAATCCATTCCACAGTCAGGCCAAGGCCGGAGGCTTGGTCTCGGTCGAGCAGCAACGCGCGATCGCCCAGGTCCAGGCGTCGATGCTCGTCGCGCGCGCCATGCCGCGCGATCGCAAGCAGTCGCTCGATCTCATACTGCAGGATTGCACCGACATCGACCTCGCCGAGGAAGCCGAGTACGAATACTCGCGCGGCGGCTCGAAGATCAGCGGGCCTAGCATCCGACTCCTCGAGGCGGTTGCGCGCCGGTGGGGCAACCTCGAGACCGGGATCGAGGAGATCTCACGCCAGGACGGTTATTCCGAATTCCGGGCATTCGCCATGGACCTGGAGACCGGCTGGCGCGATTCGAAGATCTTCCAGGTCAAGCACTGGCGCGATACGAACAAGGGCGGATATCTGCTCACCGACGAGCGCGACATCTACGAGCTCGGCGCAAACATGGGAGCGCGCCGCAAGCGCGCCTGCATGGAAGCCGTGATCCCGGCGGACATCATTCGCCAGGCGGCCGATCAGTGCCAGCTCACGCTCAAGACCAAGGTCGACATCACCCCAGAGCTCATCGGCTCGATGGTCGACCAGTTCAGCAAATTCGGGATCTCGAAAGAAATGATCGAGGAGCGGATCCAGCGGCACATCACCGCGATCACGCCCGGCCTGGTCGTGCAGCTGCGCAGGATCTACAACAGCCTGAAAGACGGCATGGCGCAGGCAGGAGACTTCTTCAAGACCGATGCGCCTGCGGCGCCCGCAGTGCCGGCGAAGAGCGGCGTGGCCGGCCTCAAGGCGGCGATGGGCGCGAGCGCGCCGGCCGCAACCACCGGCGCGCCAGGCTTCGACGACGTCATGAGGATGATCGAACGCGCGCGCGGGATCCTGACAAAGGACGTCGCGCTCGAGGTCGACAAGGAAGTCTCGCTCCTGCAGCTCGAGGAAGCCGAGTCGGTCCTGGGCGCGCTCGCCGGAGAGCAGCTCGAGGGCGCCAAGAAGGCGATCGCCGCGGCGAAGGAAGAGATCAAGCAGAAGAAGGTCGGCAAGGCGAAGAGCTGAGGATTCGATGGAAACGCAAATTCAGGAATACAACCAGACGGCCGCAGCGCTAGCGGACCTCGCCAGCCGCTTCAAGGGCGTGATCTATGACGTCACCAAGCCAGCGGACATGGATGCAGCCAGAAAGGCCAGGGCGGAAATCCGGACCTATAGAACTGGGCTCGAGGCGAAGCGAGTCGAGATCAAGTCGCCCGCCCTGGAGCGCTGCCGCCTGATCGATGCCGAGGCGAAGCGCATCACTGCGGCACTGGTCGAGCTCGAAGACCCGATCGACGCGCAGATCAAGGCCGAGGAGAACCGCAAGGAAGCCGAGAAGCAAGCGGCCATACGGGCGGAGCAGGCGCGCATCGAGGCCGAGCAGCGAGCCATCAGGGAAGCTGAGGAGGGGCGCCTTGCTGCGGAGCGAACCGAGATCGCCCGTCGAAAGGCTGAACTGGACCGCGCTGAGCACGAAAGACTCTCTCTGGAGCGCCAAGCGCGCGAGCGGATTGAAGTCGAGGAGCGCGAGGCGCGCGCCAGGATTCAAGCGGCAGAAGACGAGGCGAGGAAAGTCAGACTGGCGGAAGAAGATCGCCTGCGGGCCGAACGCGAGGCCGTGGACCGCGCCCGCAGGGAGCAGGAAGAAAAGGCCATTGCGGAGCGCCGGGAAGCCGAACGGCAGGAACGTCTCGCGCAACAAGCGCGGGACGACGTAGCGCGGCAAAAACGCCAGCAGGAGGTAGCACTAGCTGATGCCAGAGGAATGCTCGCGCTATTCGTCGAGCATTACGGAAAAATTGAGGAATTCGAGCAGATCGTCAAGGCGATCAGAACTTACCAGCGGCAACCGAAATGACCCCGCGCGACTTCCTCGAGGCGGCCCGCGTGCCGCACTCGCTCAAGCCTCAGCAGTTCGGCCTGTGGGAGATCAAGCGCCTCGAATCGCCACTGGAGGACCTGATGCGCGCCGCCCGGCTGGAGCCAATCGGCTGGCCGGACTACACGGTCCTGATGCGCACCACGCTCAGTAATCTGCAACTCGAGGACGGCCACATCGTCATGGAGGATTCGGCGCGCGAGCTTCGCCGGCACCTGCCAATCTGGATGAGGGCCCGCGGCCGCGTGCTGATCACGGGGCTCGGTCTCGGGTGCGTCGTGCGCGGCCTCCTCGCATCGCCCGCGGTCGAGCACGTCGACGTCGTCGAGATCGATCCGCTGATCATGCGCCACGTCGGCGCCGAATTCCGAGGATCCACACGGTGCACGCTCCATCGCGCCGATGCGCTCAAATGGCAACCGCCAGCCGGCGCCAGCTGGGACTTCGCTTGGCACGATCTCTGGTTCGAGTCCTCCGCGGATCTGCACTGCGCCCACGTCATGCTCTTCCGGAAGTTCAAGCCGTGGATCGACCTGCCTCGCCAGGGCGCCTGGGCCTTTCCCCGCGAGATCGGCCGCCAGTTCCAGCTTCTCGGTGCACCGCGATGAATGGCCCGGCCGACCCGATCGCCGTCAACACCACGTCGCCGGCGTTCCTCAAGGCGAAGGCGTCGCTCCCCGAGGATCTGCATCCCACGCTCGAGCAGATGTGCCGCGAGTACAAGTGCGCCGCACTCGAGACGATCGGCCAGCCCCTTTTCTCCCCGCGCGTGATCGCGAAGCTGATTCTGATGGGATGGAGAAGCCCATGAGGAATATCTCTTTCGCGCTGACCACGGCGCAATTCCGTGATCGCTCGAAGTCGATAACTCGGCGCCGCGGCTGGTGGGATCTCGAGGTCGACGAGGAGCTGATGGGGGTCGAGAAGAGCCAAGGGCTGAAGAAGGGTGAGCGCGTTGTGAAGCTCGGCCAGATCCTGATCCGTGACGTGCGGATCGAGAAACTCAATCGCCTGGAGCTCGAGTCCGAATATGGCGCGCGGGAAATGATCCGCGAGGGCTTCCCCGGATTACCGCCCGCGGAGTTCGTCTACAACTTCTGCATATCCCACAAGTGCAAGCCGTGGGATGACGTCAATCGCATCGAGTTCGCCTACATGGGGCCGACGGCATGAACGCCCCGGCCAACATCAGGGCGATCAATCTCATGAAGGATAGGCCGCGCGCCTTCACCGCGGCCGAGAAGGCCCTGATTGGCAAGGTGCACGGCTACATGCCGGCTCAGCAGCTGCTCGAGATCCTGAACGAACGCCTCGCCGCCGATCTCGGGCCCGACGAACCGCAGCACACCATGGAGCAGCTCTACGCGGAGATCGGAGACTCAGGCGCCATGCCCGCCGGCGGCCACGACTGGTCGAGCCTGCGCAAGCTCGTCGCGAAGGCGCGCCGCGATGGCGTGCTGGAGCGCGTCACGCGCCAGGTGATCGACGACTTCGCCGTCGTGTTCTCGCTCAACGCGCGCCAGGTCCTCAACCTCCATGATGTCCTGCTGAAGGCGAAGGACGCGGACGAATGAAGCGCACCGTCATCATCCGTAAGGAGCTCGAGGGCGCGATCCTGGACTTCGGCAGCGTCGCGATCGACCTGTCGGAATACGCCACGACCGGGCTGCGCATGGTCGCCGTGGGCCCGAGCGGCATCGGCAAGACCAACGCCGGCCTGCTGGTGGCCGAGCAGCTCTCCCGCCAGGGCTGGGTGTCTATCCTGATCGATCCAGAGGGCGAGCTCGAGTCCATGTACGGCGATGCGGTCCGCGGCGTCAGCGAGCTGCGCGAGCGCCTGGCGAAGCGCGATCAGCCGATCCTGGTCGTGTCGGCGAGGGACGCCTCGGAGTTCATCCCCTACGGCCGCATGATCCTCGAGGCGGCCGAGCAGGACCGCAAGCCGATCTTCGTGATGATGGACGAGGGACAGGCGTTCAGCGCGCCGAAGAAGCGCAAGGGCGACATCGGCGAGGCCTCCGACATCGTCAACCAGTTCGCCGAGCGCGGCCGCAAACGCGCCCTGGATCTCTTTCTCACGGCGCTGCGCTTCACCGGATCCCTCCACCGCTCGATCTTCGGCACGAAGAACCTGTCCCTGATCGGTTGCCAGGAGGATCCGACGGCCTGGGCCGCGCTCGCGCCGCAGTTCCGCTCCTCCAAGATCGAGTTCGGAGATCTCACCGCGCTCGCGCCGGGAGAATTCTTCTGCTTCAGCCGCGCCGGCGCCGAGAAGGTGCGCATGCCGATGGCCGAGGCGCTCAAGCGCGTCGCGCCCAAGGCGAAAGCCGCGAAGCCCAAGCTGCCGACCACCTTCAGCCAATGGGACCGCGCCATGCGCGACGTGCCCACGCCCAGGCTGCGCGCCCTCACGCCGCCCCTGGTTGCCCTGCTCGGCGCCGTCGCCGGCCTCTCACCGCAGCAGATGCTCTCGGGCGACCGAGCCCTGCAGGACGAGCTGGGGACAAGACGATGATTGCCTGGCAGCGCTTCATCCTCGAGCATGGCTGGCGCACGCCCTCGCACGAGCTCGCCGCGGTGCTCGGCCGCTCGATCGAGGAGGTCCTGCGGATCCGCGAAACTGGTGCGTGCTCGAGGCAGAAGAAAACGAAGCGCTTCGTGGAACTCTTCTCGCTCTGGCGCGGCCGCACGCCACGTGATGACGAATGGCCGATGCCTCGGAAAGCCGGCCGGCGCGGCGCCTACGAATGGCAGGCTCCGGATCTCGCCGTGGTCGCGAGCCTGGTCGGGCGTCTCGGTAAGGCGGAGATCTCGAAGATCATGACCGAGCGCCTCCGCAAGCGCACCGGCGATCGCCGCGCCGTGCGCTCGCATCACAGCGTGCAGATGGCGATCAACCACCGCCTGGGCATGGTCACGACCGATGTCGTAGGCGGCATGACGATCGCCGAGGCCGGTCGCGAAGTGGGTTCACGCGCGATCATCTACCAGTGCATCCGCTCGAAGCAGCTGCGCCCGTTTCGCGTGGGGCGCCTCTGGGTGATACCGCGCGCGTCCTGGGAGGCCTGGAAGAAAACGAGGATCTTCCCGCCGAAGGGATATGTCCAGCTGAGCAAGATCCGGCGGCCGCTCGGGATCCGCAGCGACAAGCTGTCCGAGTGGGCGCGCGCCGGCTATATCCCCACCGCGGTGCGCTGCAATCCCTTCGGCCTCGATATTCATTCCACACGGTTCGGCACCTGGTTCATCGATCCGAAGCTCGCGAGAAAGCTCGTCGCCGATCGACGCGCCGGCAGGCCGATGCCCTGGCACGGGAAGCCTGAGCCTGGCAATCTCGCCGTGACCTGGCGCAAGCTGCGCGCGCGCCTGCACCCGAAGGCCTGCAGCACCTGCGCGCAGATCTGGGGCCCGGAGGGTGCACCGCATTCCTACGATGACTACCTGCGCAGATATCCGCCGCTTGCCCTCGGCGCGAAACGGCACCTCACGCGCAAATGGACGCCGGGCATGACGCCGGCGGAGGCCGCGCGCTTTGTCGGATGCGGGCCCTCGAGGGTTGCGCGCGCGATCGCGAATGGAGTGCTGAGCGCGACTCGCCGGGGGCGCCGCATCTATCTCTCGCGGACCGATGCGACGCACTGGCGCGCGCGCAGGTGCCCAACGGGAGACAGCGACAAGTGCTGGATCTCACTCGCGACCGCCAGCAAGCAATACCTGTTCACGCGCCGGCAGCTGCGGCGATTCATCGCCGATCGCAAGCTGCTCGCGAAGATCGGCACCAACGGTCCGATGCGCGGTGAGACCTACGTCTCGAGGCATATGTGCGGGCAGTTGCGCCAGGCGATCGGATTCTCAGAGGATGAGGCGGCGCGCCGCGTCGGTGTCTCGATCGAGAGGCTGCGGATCCTGCTGCACGGATGCCAGTGGCGCGATCAGACGAAAGGAATCCCGCTTGCGACCGTGCGCGCACTGCAGCAGCGGTACGAATCGCAGGAAGGCTACACGCTCGCGCAAGCCGCGGCTGAGCTCGGCGTCTCCGAGAAGTGGATCCATGATCGAAAGCTCGACGGCACGATCAGGATCTCGAGGACCAGGTGGGACCGCCGGCGGATCTACATCAGCAAGCCGCAGTTCAAACGGCTGCTCGAGGCGAAGCGGCATCCTGTGAAGCGCGAACGGTTCGGCGCGAACTGGCTTTTCCTGAGCGCGGCCGCGACGGAGGCAGGCGTCTCCAACGCGACCCTGCACAAGTGGTCGGAGGACGGCGAAGTGAAGCGCCGGCGATCGCGGCTCGGCTGGCGCTATCACCGCAGATCCGTGCGCGCTCGAGCACGACTCTACTGGCAATCCGTCCGCTTTCGTCGCGCCGTGCCGCCGGTCTGGATACCTCCCGGGCACGCGAGCGCGCAGCTCGAGGCGAGGGCCGCATGAAAGCATCCGACTTCAAACCCGACGACGCCGTTCTCTATGTTCCCAGTCACGCGCACGGCGATCGCCGGCATCCGGATTGCGAGCACGGCGTCGTCAGGAGCCAGAACGGGAGCAACGTATTCGTGCGCTATTGGAAAAACGGAGTGCTGCAGAGCACTGCGCAGTCGACGAGCCCGGAGGACCTGGTGAAAGGAGGAGAGAAGCTTATGACCGTCGCCGAAGAAATGGCAGCTGCCCGCGAGAAAATCGCGCCGCCCTCGCACGAGGAGCTGCTCAAGCAGGCGCGCTGGATGGTCCTTCACCCGGATACCCCAGCAAGCCAGCGCCCGATGCTTATGGCGCTGCTTCGGGAGATCGACCTGCTCGAGCTATATCGCAAGGGCCTGAGCTATGACGGCAACGGCCACCCGCATTTCGATCGGGCGATCGCCGCCCGCGCTGCCGAGGCTAGGATTGATCGCGGCGATGCAGTCAATCTAGCGATGGACTGGCTGGAGAATAGGCCGACGCTGACGCCGAATGGGATTCAGGCCCTTTGCAACGCGGTCATGCTCATGGACAAGACCCTCTCCTCCCGCCCCGCGATCATCGAGGAATGCGCGAGGGTGTGCGATGAGCAGTACGAGAAGCACAAGCACTATTTCAGCGTCGGGCCCGGGTTAGCTACGGCCTGCGCCACCGCCATCCGAGCCCTCGCTCCAGGGGGGCAGAATGCAGCGCCGCAGGCTGGGCGGAAACCGTGCTGGTTCATCGAACGCAAAGAAGACCCGCGCTGGATCGAACCGTGGCCGAGTCGGAATTGGACAAACGATCCGCTTGCCGCTCGCGTGTTTAAGTCAAAAGCAGATGCTGAATTGTGTATCAAAGAAGGGCAAGTCTATGGAAGCGAAGCCTTTGCGACTGAGCATGCGTGGCTCGACGCCCCTCCCGCCCCCGCAGAGGTAGCCGAGGGTGCGGGGGAGGACTTGCGGAAGCTAGCGCTGAATCTTCCGGTATTCGACAAGAACCGAAACCAGTTCACAGTCGCAATGATGCAAGTAGCGATGGAGCAGGCAGCGAATTGCATCACTGACTTGCTCGCCCTCCGTGCCGCCCCCTCGCTGTCGATAGACTTCGATCTGCTGCAAACGCTCCAGATGCGGTGCAACTACATCATCAATGGCTACAGCGACGCAAAATTAGAAGCCAAAGAAATGGCGATATGGTAGTTCGCGTACCCACCCTTTAATGCCATACCTTCCACAGGATCAGGGCAAGCAGGATTGCAATGATCCAGAGGACGAACTTCACGCCAGGTAGTCCGTAGCGAAGCGTCGTCTCGATGGATTCAAGATTCACTTTGGCCTCATAGTTCGGGTCATTGCGCTTCGCTTCCGCCTCGACTCTTAGCCAGTCGGGGTCGTCTTCGAACTCCTTCATGTCAGCCATCTCGTCCCCCAAATAGCTCTAGCTGCTGCCACGCTTCGGCTTCAGCAGTTTGCCCATCGCATCCGCGAATGCCTTCCCGCTGTCCAACCCGAGAGCCTTCGCCGCCTTGATGAATTTGGCGGATTGCGCCGGGTTGTCCGGCTTGCCCTTCGGCCTTCGCTTCCTTCGCTTTCCTCTTTCGCCAGCCATATTCAGACAGTAGTCGTTTCGTAGGTTAACCGCTTGCCTTTGAAACCCTTGAGCAGTTTGTCGGCACGCTCGCTATCTTCCACTCCGAGCGCGACGCGATTGTTATACCTGAAATCGAATTCCGCAAGGTAGCGATGCAGATGGTTGTGGGCGCAGTGCTGGTAGACGCCCTTCATACCGCGTTTGAAGATTGCGAAAAATCCCTCGATGGTATTGGTATGCACGGCATTGTCCGCCTTGGAAACATATTCGCCGCGCTTGTGATGGACAACATCATGTCCGGCGAAGTGACGGCCTACAACAGTGTAGGCGGCATTTTCATCGGTCATCAGCTTTGCTTCGCGTAGAAGGTTCTTCCACACAAGCGGTCCAAGAGTGGAAGCCTTCACGTCATCGACGACGAAGCTTCGCGCTTGTCCGCTGTTGCGGTCAACGAGGGACAGCACTTTATTCTTGTGGTGGAACCCGCGCCCCTTCTTCATACCGTCAGGCTTGATGCTCTTGTCTCTGCCGATGTAAGTCTCGTCCACTTCAACCACTCCGCCATCGGCCCCGAAAGGTGCGAAGGTGCCTTCGCGCATGGCTTCTCTGATCCTGTGCGACATGAACCAAGCCGACTTGAGAGTGATTCCGAGCGAACGATGAAGCTGGTTTGAGGAAATCCCTTTCTTGCTGCTGGCGACCAGGAAGATCGCTTGGAGCCAGACGTTCATCGGGATATGGCTGGCTTCGAAGATAGTCCCAATCTTCACGGTGAACGGCTTGCGGCAGTCGTAGCACTTGTAGACGCCGATCCGGGTGCTCTTGCCCTGCATCTTTCGGTTCTTCTCCACCCCGCCACAGTGAGGACATACCGGACCACGTGGCCAGATACGGGCTTCCACGAACTTATAGGCAGCTTCCTCATTGTGGAAGTATGGGGCGGAGAGAATGGAATCGGTCATGGGCTATTCCCTGTGCATGCATGAGTTCTAAACTCGATGCTTGCATTTTCCTCCTGCCA